ATGGAATGGAAGATTTAAGAAGATGGTTGGAAAGGGGATATAAAACAATTCAAAAATGGGATAAAATGTATTCTGATTGGTTTGCGGTTCCACGGTCTATCAAAACAACTTCAGTCAAACCAAGTGGTACAGTTTCATTATTGGTCGGGGCTACTCCAGGAATGCATTATCCCGAGTCAAGATTTTATATTAGAAGAATGAGATTATCAAAACATTCAGAATTATTAGAACCATTAAAAAAAGCAGGATATAAATTAGAACCTGCATTTGGATCAAAAGATTCGACAATGGTGGTGGAAGTACCAGTAGATGTAGGTGAAGGAATAAGAACCGCATCAGAATTAACTGTATGGGAACAATTCAGTTTAGCTGCTTTCTTACAAAGGCACTGGGCAGATAATCAAGTTAGTTGCACTGCTACATTTGATCCTAAAACAGAATCGGATCAACTACCACATGTATTAAATTATTTTCAATATAAATTAAAGGGTATATCACTATTACCAAGACATCCATTAGGAGCTTATAAACAAATGCCTTACGAAGCAATTACAGAACAAGAATATAAGAAACAAGTTAAAAAACTTGGACACTTGAGTTTTGTAGGGGTTTCAAATGAAGAGGCGGAAATAGATAAGTTTTGTAACAACGATGTTTGTGACATACCGGAGGTTTAATAAATTTAAAAAAACTGTTGCCTCGCATGGGAAAATGTGTTATATTTAGGTAACTAAAATTAGGAGACCTTTATTATGAACAGACGATATTCTTTTTTACTTGGTATTTTAACAACTTCTTTATCAGTGGTATTGGTTTTACCATATATTATGAAACCTACAATTCATACTGAAGAAAGTGTTCGTTATATTGAAGTACCACTTGTATATGAAAGACATGACTATACTAAACAGGCGGGTGAAATTATATCTACACTCAATCAAAGTAAATTAAAGCATTTACTCATTTATATAGATGCGTTATGTAAAGAATACAATGTAAGTTATGATTTAGTAAAAGCAGTTATTTCAACTGAATCTGATTGGAGACACGAAGTTGTGTCGACATCAGGTGCTATCGGGTTAATGCAAGTTATGCCATCAACGTCTGAAGGCGTGTTTAGCACACCTGAAGTTCAACTATACGATCCATACGTAAACGTAACAGTAGGCATAATGTATTTAGCAGATTTACATAACATGTTTGATGGAGATTTATATGCGGTGCTCACAGCTTATTCACACGGACCTACAGCAACGTTAGCGTTTAGTGAAAAATATATATTTAATAATCCGTATGTGTCGTCTGTGTTGAGCACAATGTAAACTGAATCGGTTATATGTATCAAAATATTTATTGTAGTAGAAACGATAAATTTACACAAGTTCACCTATGGGATGATCAAGCTGGACATGTGGAATTCTCTGTCAAACATTATGGTTACAAAAAGTCTCCAACAGGAGTTTACAGATCTTTATATGGTGATAAATTGAAAAAAGTCGTTATGTGGACTCGAGAAGATTTAGAGAAGAAAAGAATATTTGAAAGTGATGTGTTCCCTGAAACACGAGTGTTAGTAGATAGATATTATAAATCAGATGAATTATCTACCGGACATATTACACTATATCTTGATATAGAGGTAGATTCATCAGATGGCTTTCCAGATCCAAAAGTTGCTGCTAGAGAAGTAACATCAATATCATTTTATGATGATAAGAGCAAACAGTATCAAGCACATGCATTATCTGATACGTTGAAAAGTAAAAAAGAAGACGACGTTACTATTATAGCATACGATACAGAAAAGGAATTATTAGAAACGTTTATGGACGAATACAAGCGTATAAGTCCGACAATTATCACAGGGTGGAATGTTGATACTTTTGATATGACGTACTTAGTGAATAGAATTCGTATAGTGCTTGGATATGAGGTTGCAAATGGTTTTTCACCAATAAGAAAAGTATATTCAAATGAACGTCGGAATAAAGATGTGGTGATAGCAGGAGTATCGATATTAGATTATTTAGCGTTGTATAGAAAGTTCACATTCAAACAGCAATCGTCTTATAGATTAGATGATATTGCAAATTTAGAAGTGGGGGCAAAGAAGGTAGAATTTGAAGGCACACTCGCTGATTTATATGAAAGGGACATAGAAACTTTTGTACGATATAACATTCAAGATGTCAAGTTAGTTGTTGATTTAGATAAGAAGTTAGACTTGATAACATTAGCTCGAGGTATATGTCATTTAGGTCATGTACCATACGAAGACGTCTTCTACTCAAGTAGATACATCGAAGGTGCAATGTTAGTGTACATGAAAAAATTAGGAATAATAGCACCAAATAAAAATATTAACTTTAAAGGAGCTTCTTATGGTGATATGAGAAAGCAAGTTGAGAAATACACTGGAGCGTATGTTAAAGAGCCTGTCCCGGGAACTTATGATTGGGTATACGATTTAGATGTCACGTCTATGTACCCATCAGTAATTATGACGTTGAATATATCACCAGAAATGAAAATTGGTAAACTTGAAGGATGGAATTCTGATGATTTTGTAAAAGGAGTTGATAAGACATACACGCTTGTTAATAACGACGTGGTCGCACATAAATTTACAACAGAATCCTTAAAAGAATATTTTGATAAAGAACACGTTTCAGTTGCATCTAACGGCTGTATTTACAAAACAGAAAAGCAAGGTTTTATTCCTGCTATATTAGATAAATGGTTTAATGAACGTGTGGAATTTCGAAAGCTGGCAAAGAAATACTCTGATCAAGGTGATAAAGTGAAAGCTGATTATTTCAATAGAAGGCAGTACATACAAAAGATTATGTTAAATACTGTATATGGAGTTTTTGGGTTACCGGTGTTTAGATTTTATGATTCACAAAATTCAGAAGCCACTACACTGACCGGTCAACGCATGATCAGATTTTCTCAACAGATGGTTAATCAGGTATATAATAACGAATTGAATGACGATTTAGATCACGTGTTATACACAGATACTGATTCATGTTTCGTCTCAGCAGTTCCTCTGATAAAGCATAGATTTCCAGAAATTGATACAACTAATGATACACAGATGGTTGATAAAGTTCTAGCAATAACTTCAGAGATACAAGAATTTCTTAACAAATCTTATGATCCATTCGCGCAGAGATTGTTAAATGTGAAGGGGGAACATAGATTTAGTATTAAGCAAGAGATGATTGCTAAACGTATATTCTTGGTAGCTAAGAAAAGGTATGGTCAATGGATCATAAATGATAATGGTGCTTCGGTTGATAAGATTGATGTAAAAGGTCTTGATATAATTAAAAGTTCATTCCCGCCAGCTTTCAAGCGATTCATGCAAAGTATATTAAAAGACATACTATCAGCTGTATCAAAAGAAAAGATTGATGAAAAGGTAATAAAGTTTAAGCGGAATGTAAATAACCAGGATATATATGATATAGCGATACCAACTGGAGTGAAAGGTATTCATAAATACACAGTAAAATCAAAAGAACGTCAATTCGGCTCAGTTATGAAAAAAGGCACACCTGCACATGTAAAGGCAGCAATACATTATAACATGTTATTAAATAAGTTTAGATTAGAAAGAAAATTTGTACCGATAGGTAATAATGAAAAGATAAAGTGGGTTTATCTTAAACCGAATCCGTATGCAATGAATAATATTGCTTTCAAAGGAAACGATGATCCGGGTGAGATTATAGAATTTATAAACACATATATCGATCGCGATGCAATCATCCAAGGTGCTTTACAGAAGAAGTTAAATGTGTTCTACAGAGCAAAGAGTTGGGATGATCCAGTAGATAAAACATCGTCATTAGAACGATTTTTTTAAGGAGAAGTAAGATGAAAGAAGGTGGTATAGGAGAAGCATTAATATTAATATTATTAGTTTGGTTGTCATGTAGTTTAAAAGCACAAACATATTCTGTCTTAAAGTAAGGAAATAAAATGGAAACACTAATTAAAAACGTATTAGATAAATATCGTAGAAAAAAGATGACTAATATGGAATTAGCTAAATTAATTGTTGCACATATAAAAGTAGGTGTGGATAATAAAAAGGGTTGGTATTTGGATCTAAATACATTCGATGGACAACATGAGATAGCTGAAGACTTTATAGAACTGTTCAAGGAGTAAAAATTAAAATGAGTAAATATAAAAGTTATAAACGATTTATAGGATACAGTACAGCTTTCAGACAATGGAGAGCTGATTCACATTGTAGTTATATTCATGGATACGCGTTCTGTTTTAAAGTTTGGTTCGAAGGTGAGTTAGATGAAAATGGTTGGGTAATTGATTTCGGATGCTTTAAACGTAATGGAGCCAAAGCCTGGTTAAAGGATATGTTTGATCATACCACTATAGTATCAGCTGACGATCCAGAACTCGCGCTATTTAAAAAAATGCACAATCGTGGTATAGTTGATCTAAGGATACTTGAGGACGGAGTGGGTTGTGAAAAGTTCGCAGAACTGATAGCAAACCATCTTGATGGGATAGTGCAAGCAGAAACTGATGGCCGAGTAAGGATACATAAGTGTCAGGTTTGGGAACATAACGATAACATGGCTGAATATTATTTAGGGAGTCAAAAATGAATACCACACCAGTATCATACAAATATGTTAGCACAAAAGAATATGTAGATAAGTTTCCAGTTGCATATAGACAATGGAGAGCAGATAGTCATTGTAATGTAATTCATGGATATAGTTTTAGCTTTAAATTCTATTTCGGTACAGATCATTTAGATATTAGAAACTGGGTTGCTGATTATGGCGGACTCAGAGAACTTAAACAAGTTCTTGATGAGCAATTCGATCATACATTATTAGTAGCTGAAGATGAACCAGAAATGGATCGTTATAAAGAATTAGAAAAGCAAGGTTTAGCAAGACTTACTGTATTACCACACCTTGGATGTGAAGCCATAGCTGATCAATTATATAAGTACATAAATGGAGTATTCATTCCAGATGGATGGGGACCAGGAGAAGCAGAAAGACTTTGGTGTTTTAGAGTAGAAGTGCGTGAAACACAAACTAATATGGCTTATCGAGAAGGACATAGAGAATGGAACGAAGATTTATTTGAGGGTGTATAGAAATGAAAACCAAAATACAAAAGTTAATTAATAAAGAAATAGCCCCAGCATTGGCACAGCACGGCGGAAGTCTTAAACTAGTTTCAATCGATGCTGATAAAGATCATATAATAGTAAATGTACACTTTCAAGGTGCGTGTATAGGATGCCCACATGCTATATCAGGAACACTCAAGGGTATTGAATCTTTTTTACAAGAAGAATTATCTACGACATCTCTTAGTGTCAATTTAGCAAGCACGTAAGCACGGTGTATGGTAAAAAACTCTAATAAAATATTACCGATATTAGAACTCTACAGATGTGTTCAATCAGAAGGTAGCAGATTTGGTATACCAACCATTGCTGTTCGAACAACTGGTTGCACACATCGATGCTATTTTGGTGAAGGTGGTTGGTGTGATAGTTGGTATACCAGCATACATCCTGAGAAGGGAAGATATACCTGGAAAGATATACGTCAGATTTATATAGATAATCCACACGTTAATGAAATGATGCTCACCGGTGGATCACCAACCATGCATAGTGAGTTAGTAAATCAGATTATGCATTTTGCAAATGAACATAATATATTTGTTACTATGGAGACTGAAGGGTCACATGCTATAGAAACAGATATACCAATTGATCTTATAAGTCTAAGTCCTAAATTTAGTAATTCTGTTCCAGTGATTGGAGCAGTTACACCAAAAGGTAAGGTCGTCGATCAGAAATTTGTTGACATACATAATAGAATGAGGTTAAATTCTGATACGATAGAAGAGCTAATATCATATCATTCCGATTATCACTTCAAACCTGTGTGGGATGGAACAGAAGAAAATATTAATGAAATAGAAGCGTTTAGAATTAAATTGAATATACCAAAAAAGAAAACTTATATAATGCCGGCAGGAGACAATAGAGAAGCTCTTATAAAAATGTATCCAAAGGTATTTGAATTGTGTGCTAAAAGTGGTTACAGAATGACTGGAAGAGATCACATTATAGCATTTGACACAGACAGGGAGGTCTGATGAATATTATTGGAGTATGTGGTAGGGGTGGATCCGGTAAGGACACCATAGCTAACTACTTAGTTAATCAGTACGGATATGCTCGTGTAGCAGCAGCTGATGCTATGAAAGATGATCTATGTAGATATCTGGATATGGATTTAGAGACGTTAGAAAAGATTAAGAATAAAAAGCTGAAGCTTGTTGATTGGGAAAATAGAGATCATGTTGATATCTGTGGTGAGCAGCACGGAGAATTCTCTATTAGGAGATTTTTACAATTATATGGTATGGATATGAGATACAGAGTTTCTGATACGTATTGGTTAGAAAGTTCGATACAGATGAAAGCGGATGAATTGAGTAATAATGGTCAAACTAAACTGGTTGTATCTGATGTGAGATTTGAGATTGAATATGATTGGATTAAGAATAGCGGTGGTCGAGTTTGGTATACAGACGGTCGAACGGTTTTAGGAGAAGAAGAAAGCAAGCATGTATCAGAAGATTTTGTAAACACTACAGCGAAAGATAAGTGTGACACTATAATTAATAATAGTGGTACGATAGAAGAATTGTACCATCAAATAAAGGTTTTAATGGAATGGCAAGAATCAAAGTAAAACATGTAGTTTTAGGAACGCATAACTGGCCTGACGCAGACAAGCATTTCCCAGAAGTGGGATTTCTCAGACATGAACATCATCACGATTTTCATATCTACGTTGAGTGTGATGTGGAGCATCATGATAGAGAGATAGAATTTATCATGTTGAGAGTAGATATAATGAAATTTCTAGAATTGCAATATGATGGTAATTACATAAAAAAATTTGGAGCACATAGTTGCGAGATGATCGCAACAGATATACTCGATTGGTTAAAGGGTGTATATGGAGACCGGAATTGGGAAGTTTCTGTCTTCGAAGACGATATTCAGGGAGGGATAACAAATGAATAAAAATAAAATTAATGTAGCATATATTACTTCCATTGATGGGTTAAACGATTATGCAAGTCTATCTGACATACACATGTCGTTAGCGCATATGGTACTCGAGAGTGATATTTATGCTGAATATTATAAAACTACTGATAAGTTTGTGATTATGGATAATTCTGCATTTGAGTTTGAACAGCGAGGTAGAGGTGTTCCAATGGATATGGTACTTGAAGCGGCAAAGAAGATTGAACCTGATGAAATATGTGTAACGGATGTATTATTCAATGGTGAAGACACTCTGTATGCAGTAAAAGACTTTATGAACTATATAAAGAGATCACACAAGGGATTGCTTGGAAACACGAAATTTATGGCCATACCGCAAGGTAAATCAGAAGATGAGTGGATGGCATGCTATGAACAACTTGTGATACAAGATGATATTCAAACGATAGGTTTATCTAAATTATCAGTACCTGAGTCTTTTTATGGAAATCATTATGAAAGTGGTAATTGTGCTAAAGGAAGAAACAAATGTATAAACACATTAGTCAAGGAAAAAATGGAACCTTTTAGGTGGGGTAAAGCGTGTCACCTTTTAGGATCTGATAATAGAGGTGTTAGTGAATTGAGGTCTTATTACGAACGTGGTTATAATAAATGGATAAGGTCTAATGATACTTCAATGCCATTTATGTATGGATTAAATCATTCACTAATAAATGATATTACCGGTGAAGCGGATACCATTATTATGGAAAAATTAGATTTCAACGGTACGTATGATGATCATACAGTTGAATTTATTGATGATAACTTTTTAATTTGGAGGACAATAAATGTCAAAGACAGTACATCAGGGTGATCTACCACAGAACGTAGATTGGAATAACCTTCCGGATGTTCAGAACTATTTGGTTGCTAAGGGAGCAGAAACGAATATACAAAAGGTGGGAGTGAAAGGTGTAGAGGTTCCGGTAAAATATTATTCTCGGAACGGAAAACCAATCAAGTTGAAAACCAACGTGTCAGCATATGTTTCTCTGACTAGCGAGACTAAAGGAATCAACATGTCACGATTAGTTCGGACTCTATACGACCATATTGAGAATGATCTGAGTGTGAAACTAGTACAGGATGTTTTGAAGGACTATAAAGATAAATTAGAATCTAAAGAATCATATCTGAAGTTTAGATTTGATTATCCGATGAAACAGATGTCACTGAGATCAAATCTTGAGGGTTGGCAGTATTATTCTTCAATCCTGGAAGGTAGGATGGAAGCAGATGACCAGGTTAAGATTTATCTGACAGTTGATTATGTGTATTCTAGTGCATGTCCATGTTCGTATGAAATGGGTCAATACGTGACTGAGCAGACAGGAGAACCAGTAGTGTCTCACAGTCAGCGTAGCACAGCCACAGTGACGGTACAGCTGGATCCCGAAAATGCTTTATTGATTGAAGATTTGGTAGAGAGGATGAGAGACGCCATACCAACAGAAGTGCTTGTGATGTGCAAACGTGAAGATGAAGCAGAGTTCGCTCGATTAAATGGTTCGAATCTACTGTTCTGTGAAGATGCAGCCAGGATAGCGTATGATGCTCTGGATAATGACGAGCAAGTATTAGATTTTGTAGTGGTGTGTGCACACCATGAATCTTTACACAAGCATGATGCGATTTCAGTAATCTATAAAGGAATTGAAGGAGGACTCAGATAATGTTTATAAATCCAAAACAGGCCATCGATGAAGGATGGCTTAGAGGAATAGATCCAGGGGACGTACAACCAAATGCTGTTGATATAGCAGTTGATGGTTTATATGAGGTCGATAAAACTAAAGACTTTGCGTTATTAAAAGAAAGTAAATCACATAGAGGTGTTAACGAGGTTCATTCACAAGATGATACGTGGTATTTAGACCCAGGACACGCATATGATTTTACGTCACCATCTTATGTAGAAGTGCCTAAGGGTGTAGTTGGTTGGTTAGTTACTAGATCAACTCTAAATAGGAACGGAGTGTTTGTATTGAGTGGGTTATATGATTCGGGATTCAAGGGACATTTATGTGGTGTGCTATATAATTTAGTTGGTGCTACAACTATGGAAGTGGGTTCAAGAGTAGCTCAATTTATAATGGCACGTAGTGACAGTGTTGGAGTATACTCCGGTGGGTATAATATAAAAGAAGGACAAGTATGGCACGGAAAATAAGTCATCTCGAAAAGCGATTTGGTAAGCGAGGTAAGAAAGGCGATCTGGGTGAAAAGTGGTTACTTAAAAAATTACGTGAATCTAAACAATATAATGTCGTTAAAGACTTTTCAAAAGAATATAAGATGCAAGAGTTAGGAATAGATGGTTCCGTGCAAAAGAAATCTTGGAAACGTCCTTACTATTATGATTGTAAACATAATCTCTTTAAAAAATCTAACGGGACTTTTCAAATATATTTAGAATGGACTAAAAAATATAGTGGAAAACCAGGATGGTTTCACACATCAAGTTCTAATAGAATATATCATGTTAGCGTAAAAGATAACACGTCTATATTTTATGATCTAAGAGAAATGAGACAACGCATCAGAGAGCAAAGAGATTTGGGTCATGTAGCAGTGTTAATGAGAAAATTTAAAGAAACATATATTATGATCGAACATGATGATCCAGCATTTGCGGATCTGCTTAGATTTCAATATTAGGAGAAATAATGAATAAATCAAAATTAGAACGCTTCATACAGAAGTATAGTTTAGGTGGCGCTGTTGATAGCGTCAAATGGGTTGTTAAGAACAATACGTTAATGACATCTTTTATAGATACCGGACGAACGCTATTAGGAACCGTTGTGGTAGACAAATTTAATTTTCAAGATGCTGTGTTAGGAGTTTACTCTACTTCACAGTTAATGAGGTTGTTAAATGTTGTAGGTGATAACGTAGAACTCGACTTAGTCAGCGTAAATGGTCAAGCGGTGTCATTACGAATAAACGATGTTACAGCATCAGCAAACTTCATGTTAGCAGATTTATCAGTGATACAAGATCCACCATCAATGAAAAATTTACCTGTATTTGACACAGAGATAAAGATAGATTCTAAATTTATTGAGACTTTTATCAAAGGTAAGAATGCCTTAGCAGACGTCGACACATTTACTGTGTTGAAGAACGGTGAAGTAAAGATTGTAATTGGGCATTCAAATACCAATTCTAATAAAGTAACGATTCCAGTAGAGTCAAATGATCCACTAATGTTAGATGAACAGTCTTTTGATGCCAATATATTCAAAGAAATATTATCAGCTAATAAAGAATGTTTACAAGCAACATTACGAATATCAGATAAAGGATTAGCCCACGTGAAGTTTCACGTTGACGATTATCAAACTGAATATTATCTAACAGGGTTACAATCAACAGTATGAACACAGAGTTTAATTCACTTTGGGTCGAAAAATATCGACCAGATACGTTTGAAAAGTATATAGGTAATGAACACTTAAAGATGAAGGTAGAACAATATGTGACTACTGGTGATATACCACATCTTTTGTTTTACGGACAAGCTGGAACTGGAAAGACTACACTTGCTAAGATTATTGTGAAGAATATAGAATGCGACTATTTATATATTAACGCTTCAGATGAACGAAATATAGATACTGTGCGAGATAAGATAAAAAGTTTTGCTTCATCTGTTGGATTCAAACCAATTAAAGTAGTTATACTTGACGAATCGGATTACCTAACACCTATATCTCAAGCAGCATTACGTAATGTTATGGAAACTTTTTCAAAACACACACGATTTGTATTAACGTGTAATTATGTTGAACGTATTATTGATCCAATACAATCACGATGTCAAACATATAATATAATACCACCGTCTAAGAAAGAAGTTGCAATGCATATTAAGCAATTATTAGAAGCAGAGAATGTACAGTTTTCTTTAGATGATTTAGCTGTGATAGTTAATGCAAGCTATCCAGACATACGTCAGATAATCAATTCAACACAACGGCAAGTAGTGGATAACGTATTACAATTAGATATGACATCTTTAATACAAAATGATTTTAAAATACAATTAGTCAACATGTTGACACAAAGAGCTAAATTAGCTGAAATAAGACAATTTATAGCAGACAACAACGTATCAGATTACACTGATTTGTATAGAACTTTATATGATGAAGCGGGCACATATACAACTGATCAAGTATCAGCTATACTGTGTATTGCAGATGCTCAATGGCGTGATACAAACGTCGTAGATAAAGAAATAAATTTTATAGCACTGATTATAAATCTACTAAACTTAACGGAGAATAAAAATGGATAGAGTACCACAAAGTAACGAACAACAGACTAGAATGAATATCGATATAAGTAAAACGACAGCAGTCGAATGTGACGAATGTGCTGGAAAGCAATTTGAACAAACTATGTTACTACGAAAACTGTCAGCAATAGTATCACCTAACGGTCAAGAAACTATAGTACCGGTTCAAGCATTTGCTTGTAAGGCTTGTCACCACGTCAACACAGAGTTTTTACCGCGCGAGATAAATGACGCTGTTTGATTGGTTAAATGAAATTAGAGTTGGAAAACGAGATTGGAATTCGTTTAGTAACGAAGCACAAAAAACGTTTCAACCATATATGATTAATCGATTTTTGTCTATGGACAAAGATTTAATCCATATAGTTAACTACTTTCAGCAATACACTGTAGGAGTTGTCACATCAGAACAAGTGTATAAGTTTTACTGTGTCGCAGTCCCCCAAGGTAGAAAGTTTTTTAAGTATATCAAGTCTGCACAAACGAAACAATATAAAGAAAAGGTTGTTGACTCTTTGAAAAATTATTACGAGGTTAGCACTACGGATGCACAAGAATATATTAATATTTTGTCCAAAACTGCAGA